GGTGTTGCTAATACTGTTTCTAAATTTACTAAATAGGAGTTTTTATGAAGACTTTATCTTTTCGTACAGGTTTTAATTATGATACTGATGCCGCTTCTAACGAGTCGGCTCTTTTGTGTTTGGATGAGTCTCTTGCTGTTCAGTCAGAGGCTGAAGAAGCCGATATTAACACTATTGTTAAGCGTTTTGGCTTAGGTGTTCCTTTACCGCAAGGTGTTTACATGCCTCAGTATGGTGATTTTACGGGTGTTACTGATTATCAGTCTGCTCTTAATTTGGTTATGCAAGCTGATGATAGTTTTATGCAGTTTCCTGCTGATGTTCGTGCAAGGTTCGATAATGATCCTGCTAAGATGATTTCTTTTATTGAGGATTCATCTAATCGTGATGAAGCGTCTAAGCTTGGTCTTTTGGTAAGCCCAAGTCCTTCCGTAGAAGTTGCGCCAGCAACGAGAGAGGAAGGCGCGGGAGAGTAGCACATTTTTTCTCTTGTTATTAAATGTGCTAGGTGACACCGTTTAGGTTCACCTCTATAGCCCTCAGTTTTCTCTGGGGGCTTTTTTTTAATATTTTTATTTGTTTTTTATTTTATTTATGTTATTATTATTTCGTAGTTTAATTTTATGGAGTTATATATGACATTTTCTGATGAGGAGTTGTGTTTAATTTTTAACGGTTTGATCCGTTTTGAGGATACTCTAAAGCGTTCTTTAGCTAAGAATGCTAATGAGAGTGTGTTGCGTACTCATTATGAGACGCGTTTAAGTGAGGTTTCTGCTTTGAAATCTCGTATTACTTTTTTAATTCAAAGGAATGATTGATATGAAGATGTTTTCTGTTTTTGACACTAAGTCCGGTATTTTTTTCCAACCTTTTTTCTTTCGTACGATTCCGGAGGCTATTCGCTCGTTTACGGACGAGGCTAATTCTGATCCTGAGAAGTCTATGATTGCTAAGCATTCAACTGATTATGCTCTTTACAGTCTTGGTGATTTCGATGATACTACTGGTGACTTTTCGCCGTCGGTCAGCGAGTTATGTACGGCTATTTCTGTAAAAAAGGAGGTTTCGTATGAGACCAGTTCACAGGCATTCAGTACACAAGCGTAAGTCTGCTCGTAAGTTTCGTCATGGTGTTTCACACACTAAGGCGATGAATGTTCGTTCTGCGCCCAATCGTGGCGGTTGGCGGTTATAATGCCTTGCTTCCATCCTTTAACGGCTCATCGTATGGAGGATGGGAGTATTTCTTTCTCATCCCGTAATGGTAATGCTATGCAACTTCCTTGTGGTCGTTGTGTTGGTTGTCGTTTAGAGCGTTCTCGTCAATGGGCTGTTCGTATTATGCATGAGGCTAAGTCTCATGATTCTTCTTCGTTTTTGACTTTGACATATGATCAAGATCATATTCCTAGTGATTTATCTCTTAATTATCGTCATTTTCAATTATTTTTTAAGAAGCTTCGTAAGAAGTTAAATAAGCCTTTGCGTTTTTATATGTGTGGTGAGTATGGTGAGGATTTTTCACGTCCTCATTATCATGTTTGTTTGTTTGGAGAGGATTTTCGTAATGATCGAAAGATTCATAGCTCTTCTGGTTCTGGCTTCTATAACTATACTAGTGACGTGCTTAGTTCTTGTTGGGGCATGGGCTTTGCTACAATTGGTGACTTGACTTTTGAGTCTGCTGCTTATACTGCTCGTTATGTAATGAAGAAGGTTAATGGTGATATGGCTGATGATCACTATAAGGTTACTGATACTGATTCTGGTGAGATATATTGGCGTGTTCCTGAGTTTGCTCACATGTCTTTAAAGCCCGGTATTGGTGCTAATTGGTTAGATAAGTTTCATTCTGATGTTTATCCTCATGATCGTGTGATTGTTAATGGTCGTGCCTGTAAGCCTCCTCGTTATTATGATAAGCGTTATGAGAAGTTTTTTAATACTAGTGATAAGTTTGAGTTGGATGATGTTAAATTTAAGCGTTTTGAGGAGTCTATGAAGCATATAGATGATAATTCTCAAGAGCGTTTAGATGTTCGTGAGCAAGTTACTCTTGCTCGTTTATCTTTTAAGCAAAGGAGTCTTAAGTGAGTAATTTTCGCAATAAGTCGGTTGATGTTCATCAGTTTTCTATGATCCCTAAGGCAGAGATTCCTCGTTCTGCTTTTAATCGTCAATGGGTTCATAAGACTGCATTTGATTCTGGTTATTTAATTCCTATTTATGTTGATGAAGTATTGCCTGGTGACACATTTAATATGAATGTTACTATGTTTGGTCGTTTGTCAACCCCTATTTTTCCTACATTGGATAATTTACATTTAGATAGTTTCTTTTTCTTTGTGCCTAATCGTCTTGTTTGGTCTAATTGGCAAAAGTTTATGGGACAACAGACTAATCCTGGTGATTCTATTAGTTATTCTATCCCGCAGATTGTTTCTAAAGCGGGTGGTTATGATGTTTCTTCTATTTTTGACTATATGGGTTTGCCTACTACTGGTCAGATGACTGGTTCTAATACTGTTTCGCATAATGCTTTATTTTTGCGTGCTTATAATCTTATTTACAATGAGTGGTTCCGTGATGAGAATTTACAAAATTCTTTAACTCTTAATACTGGCGATGGTCCAGATGTTTATACTGATTATTCTCTTGTTCGTCGTGGTAAACGTAAGGATTACTTTACATCGGCGCTTCCGTGGCCTCAGAAGGGCACGAGTGTGCAGTTGCCATTAGGCACATCTGCACCTGTTGCATTTGATGGTGCTTATGATGCTAAGATTGGTGTTAAGTCTACTTCTTTTGGTGGTTTAACTAAGGATTTAGTTGCTAATATTACTGCTCAAGATGTTCGTTTAGGTGGTACTACTGTTGCTAACGGTCTTTATGCTGATTTGTCTCAAGCTACTGCTGCTACTGTTAATCAATTACGTCAGTCTTTCCAGATTCAGAAGTTATTAGAGCGTGATGCTCGTGGTGGTACTCGTTATACTGAGATTATCTATTCTCATTTTGGTGTTAAGTCTCCAGATGCACGTTTACAACGTCCTGAATATTTAGGTGGTGGTTCTACTCCTATTTCTATTAATCCTATTGCTCAGACTTCTGCTTCTAATATTACTGGTGGTTCTACTGCTTTAGGTAATTTGGCTGCTATGGGTACTGTTCTTGCTAAAGGTCATCATTTTAAAGGTTCGTTTACTGAGCATGGCATGATTATTGGTTTAGTTAACGTTCGTGCTGATTTGTCATACCAACAAGGTATGCATAAGATGTGGTCTCGTTCTACTCGTTATGATTATTATTTCCCTGTGTTTGCTGCTTTAGGTGAGCAAGCGGTTCTTAATCGTGAGATTTATGTGACTGGTACTTCTACTGATGCTCAAGTGTTTGGTTATCAAGAGCGTTGGGCTGAATATCGTTATTATCCTAGTCAGATTACTGGTTTAATGCGTTCTACTTCTGCAGGTACTTTAGATCCATGGCACTATGCTCAGAAGTTCACTGCTTTACCTACTTTAAATAGTACTTTTATTCAAGAGACACCTCCTGTTGATCGTACTCTTGCAGTTGGTTCTGGTGCTAATGGTAAACAGATTATTTTTGATGCTTTCTTTAGTAATCGTGTTGTTCGTCCAATGCCAATGTACTCTGTACCTGGTTTAATTGACCATTTCTAGGAGTTATTATGGGTCTGTTTGATGCTATTGGAAGTGTTGTAGGTGGTATTACTGGTGGTAATATCCTATCTGCCGGTGCTAGTATTTTTTCCGGTATGATGGGTGCTGAGTCTGCTGCTGATACTAATGCTGCTTCTTTAAATGCTCAGAGAGAGTTACGTGATACTCAATATCAATCTGCTGTTAAGGATATGGAAGCTGCGGGGTTAAATCCGATGCTTGCCACCAAGTTAGGTGGCAATATGGCTTCCTCTGTCCCTACTCTTACTCCGCCGGTTTCGGCGGGTATTCAATCTGCTCTTAATTCTGCTCAAGTTGCTAAGACATATGCTGACGCGAAAGCGTCTGAGGCTACTGCTAATAATCAGCAAGCTAATGCTAATGTTACTGAGGCGCTTGGCGCTATTAAGGTTCAGTCTGAAATTGATCAATTGCGTTCTAGTTCTCAATCTCAGCTTTCTCAAGCTGATGTTAATCGTAAGACTCTAGATGTTATGGGTGCTCAAATCGATAAGATTGCTGCTGATACTGAGTTATCTGTTGGTGAGAAGCATCTTGTTTATCAACAAGCTGCTAATGCTATTGCTACTGGTCATGAGATTGATGCTCGTACCGGTAATCTCAAGATGGATACTGCTCTTAAGCAAGTTGCTGCTTCTCTTTATAATGTTCAACGTGAGTTGGCTTCTCAAAATGTGAATTTTAATATTTTGGATACTCAACGTCGTGTTAATGAGTCTAGTTTTAATGATTCTTGGCTTGGTCATTTGCAACCCTATATGAATTCTGCTCAGGGTGTTGCTAATACTGTTTCTAAATTTACTAAATAGGAGTTTTTATGAAGACTTT